CCGAGATCGAGACCGGCCAGCATGCGCGCCGGGCGCTCACCAACCTCCGATCCTTCGTCGCCGTCGCTGCCAGCAACGCTGGCGCGCCAGAGTGACGGCTCGCCTCTCCGCTCAATCATAGAGGACTGCCCCATGATGATGACCTTGCGCCGGTTGACGGCGCTCGCAGAGCGCGTGCGCAACGGCGTGCCGGCGCTGGCGACCAGCAACCATATGGTGTTCTCGAACGCAGTCGCCGTGCGCGTGCGCGAGCGCGGTCCCTGCAAGCTGGCGCGGCGCATGCGGCGCAAGCGCGAGCTCGGCATGCTCGGCGCCTTCTGAAGTGAGCCGCGTCAAGGCCGCAGCCATGCGCGCACCAGCCTCGATCGAGCAGGCCACCGACTTACTTGCCCAGCTGGCCAAGGTCGTTGCGACGATCGCCGCGCACGACGCGCTGCGCGTGTCGTCGAAGCAGGAGATCGACGCCGCGGCCGACGCGTGCATCGTCCCCCTGGCGGCCGAGCGCGACGACATCTTCAAGCGCCTGCAGCCCTGGTACGAAGCCAATGTCGAGACCCTGACGGCCGGCAAGCGCAAGTCGATCGAGCTCGGCGGCTGCACCATCGGTCACCGGACCACGCCACCGAAGCTCGTCTTCGAGCACGGCAAGGATGCAGACGGCGTCGAGGCGCTGCTGCACTTCGGCCGCGCCGAGGGCACGCTGAAGGTGCCCGCGCCGACGCTCGTCAAGGCATCGATCCTTGCCGAGCTGGCGACCGGCCCGGCAGATCCGGACGTGATCCCGCTCGAGCTGCTCGGCTTCGCGCCGAAGCAGAGCGAGGAATTCTTCATCGAGCCGATCGACTCCGGCACCGGTCCGGCCTGATCGGATGGCCGAACGCCTCCGCGGCCGCGCCGGCCAGGCGCAACGTCTGCGGCGGCTGAAGCGGACGGCCGGCCTGTGCGAGCACTGCCACAAGGCAGGTCGCACCCGGGCCGCGACGATCGTCGACCACATCAAGCCGCTGGCGCATGGCGGCAGCGACCTCGACAGCAACACGCGCAACCTTTGCGACGACCACCACCGCGAAGTGACGGCCGAACAGTTCGGTCATCAGGTGGCACGCGGCAAACGCGGCGTCGATGCGAACGGCAAGCCCCTCGACCGCGACCATCCGTGGTCGGGTCGGGCGACCGGCGATCAGGCGGCACCGCGGCGACCGACCCCCCGGGGGGGTCGAAAGTAGCCGTCGGCCCCTGCCGGACACCGCGTAGGGGGACCGTGTGCACTGCGAGGTGTTTCAGAGTAAAAAGATCGGGGCGGGGTGACATGACGAAACCAGCCCCCAAGCCAGCGACGAAGCCTGCGCGAGCGCCGCGCAAACCTCGTGCGAAAAAGGTCGCGGCTCCGGTTGTGCCGGCGCCGATCGCGCCGGTCGCGCCGCCCGACAACGGCATCGTCGCTACGCCAGATTGGTCGCTGCTGCTGAACGATCCGAACGAGCAGCGTGTCGCGGCCGAGCACTGGCACCGGATCGCTGGCGAGATGCGCGATCGCGAGATCCTGTCGCCGTCCAACGGGCATGCGCTACAGCGCCTGGTCCTCGCGTACCTGGTCTATGATCGCTGCTCGAACGCCGTCGCGCTTAGCGGCATCGTCGACGCGCCGAAGGCCGATAACCCGAAGGCGATCGCCCGGCTGTCGATCCACTACAAGGCGATGCGCGAAGCGGAGAACACCGCCGAGCGGCTCGAGGCGCGGCTCGGTATATCCCCGGGACAGCGCGGCAAGGTCGCCAAGGTGGCCAAGAAACGCGAGCGGACGGCCGGCGCCGACCGATTCCTTGGGCCGGCGGGTTAGCGCCGGGCCGGTCGACCCGACGACCGCCTGGGCGCAGGCGGCAGTCCGCGGCGATTTCGTCGTCGGCGATCTGGTCCGGTATGCGGCCGAGCGGCACCTCCGCGATCTGCAGGATGCTGCCAAACGCGGTTACTTCTGGCGGCCCGAGCTTGCTCAGACCGCGCTCGACTTCTTCCCGTCGATCTTCACGATCACCGACGGTCCCGCAGCGGGACAGCCGTTCAACCTGATCCCGTACCAGACGTTTTGCGTCGGCTCGCTCATGGGCTGGGTGAACGCTGACGGGCGGTGGCGCTTCCGCGTCGGCTATATCGAGACCGGCAAGGGACAGGCCAAGTCGCCGATGATGGCCGGCCTCGGCCTCTACGCGATGGGCTGGTGCGGCTTTCCCCGCGCGCAGATCTACTCGATCGCCGCGAACAAGCAGACCGCGAACGTCCTGTTCAAAGATGCCGTCGCCATGTGCCGCGCCCAGGTGCCCGGCTATGACGACGGTGATACGCTGGAGGGCCTCGGACACGTCGTCCTGCGGGGAGAGGGCGACAACACCCACAAGATCGAGCACGCCAGCTCGCAATCGTTCTTCTTGCCCCTGGCAGGCGGCGCGCAGCAGTCCGGGCCGCGGCCGCGCATGGTCCTGGCCGACGAGATCCACGAGTTCAGTGTCGACACCCAAATCGAGATCTGGCGCCGCGCGATCACCAAGATCTCGGGCAGCGCCATGATGGTCATGGGCAGCAACACGCCGGCAACGGCGCAGCTGGTCGGCACGTCCTATTCCAACACCGCCCAGGCGATCGCCAAGGGTGACGTGAAGGACGACACGCAATTCGCCTTTGTGGCGCGCACGGACAAGCGCGATCACGATACCGTGTTCGAAAACGAGGAGTGCTGGCGCAAGTCGCTGCCGGCGCTGGGCATCACCTATCCGGTCGCAAACATCCGCGAGGAAGTTGCGACCGCGCAGACCCGGCTATCAACGGCAGCTTCGGTCAAGCGCCTCTACTTCGGCATCCCGGCCGGCGCGGCCGACTTCTGGATCCGCGAGGACAAGTGGGCGGCTGTTCTTCAGGTCATCGACGACGAAACGCTAGAGCTGCTGCGGGGATGCCCGTGCTGGCTCAGCCTCGATCTCAGCCAGAAAAACGATCTGACCGCGCTCACATGCACCTGGCGCGATGGCGACGACGTCCTGTGGCAGAAGACCTGGTACTGGACGACGAAGGACGGGCTCACCGATCGCGCGGTTGCCGATCAGGCGCCGTACGAGGATTGGGTTGAGGCGGGCTACCTGACCGCGGTCGATGGCCCGACGATCGACAAGACGTTTCCGGCCGCGCGGGTCGCGGACATCTGTGCGCAGCACAATGTCCAGGAGCTCGTATTCGACCCGGCGCAGTTCGCGGACTTCCTGGAAGCCTGCAAGCTGAACGGCTTCCCGGTCTGGCAGTTCGAGGGGCCGGACAAACCCGCCGGCGTCGGGCTGAAGCTGGTGAAGCACGCGCAGGGCACGCGCGTCGTGTTCGAGGATCGTCAGCTCTGCATGCCGCGCTCGATCGAGCGCTTCGAGGATCGGATCCTGAAAGGGACGATCGTGATCGATCAGTCGCCCGTCACCTACGCCTGCGCGAGCAACGCGGCGCTGGATACGGACGGACTGAAGAACCGGGCCTTCAACAAGAAGCGCTCACGAGGCCGCATCGATGGGATCGTGACCTGCGCCATGGGCGCGGGCGCGGCCGACGGCGCCGAGCTCGAGGGGAAAACCTATGCCGGCACATTCTTTGTCGACCTGGACGACGACAATGTCGACGACGGTGATGACGCATGAGCATTGAGGGCTACAAGCTGTCGGCTCGCGCGGCCGCGGCGATGGCGGGCAACGCCGGCGTGCAGAATGCGGTCGAGGCAATTCCCATCACCGGCGGCGAGGGGACCGCGTTCGACTGGTATGGCGGTGGCCAGCAGGCGGCCGGCATCATGGTCACGCCGGAAACCGCCATGCGATCGACGGCCGTCTGGCGCTGCACGACGCTGATCAGCGGCGCGATGATGTCGGCGCCGCTCGCGGTCTACGAACACCTGTCGAACGGCATGCGCCGACCGGTTGCGGACCACGAGTTCAATCGCTTTCTGCAGGTCGAGCCCAACGAGGATATGTCGGGTCCGGAGTTCATCGAGCTGCAGGCCGGCGCGATGCTGCTGCGCGGGAACGGCTACGGCCTGATGCGCCAGGCGCGCAACGGCAAGATCACCTCGGTCGACTATTACCACCCGGCGCGGGTGATGCCGTTCCGGACGACCGACAAAGCGACCTGGTACCGCTTCACCAATATCGACGGTGGCACGGAGGACCATCATAGCTCCCTCGTGATCCACTTCCGCGGCTTCGGCCGCGACGCCGGCGGGATTCGCGCGCTGTCGGCGATCTCCCATCACGCCCAGGCGATCGGCATCAACATCGCGACCCGCGACTATACGGCCGGTCAGTTCGAACGCGGGCTAATGACGAACGACTATTTCCAGTTTCCCAAGGACCAGGCGGTCTCGCCGGAGCAGCGTGCCGCGTTCAAGGCCTATCTGCGCAAGCGCGCGCAGGGGGTGAGTAACGCGCACAATCCGCTGATCATGGAGAATGGCGCGGAGTGGAAGCAGGTCAGCGTGTCGGCGAAGGACGCGCAGCTGCTCGAGCTGATGCAATATTCCGTCGTTGACGTCGCA